CTTTGGTAAAACTTTTTTCAAAGTTTCCTCTACGTACAGCACCAAAACTAATATTTCGACCAACATTGTATATTCTTTGTAGAACTTTATCAATCTTTACTCTTTGGTATTCTGCATTTTTTGTAATATTAATTGGCGCACTATCAGCTGTATGAAACAAATCTCTAATGTATGTAGCATTACTTGAATTAGCTGTTAATGGTACTTGCATTACTACTTGGTATACACCAGCCGATCCTGTTGTAACTGTAATGTATGCTGGCAAGTCACCTAACTTTAATAAGTTTTCTAACCCGTCAATAAGACTAACCCCAGCACTATCATCAAAAGAATTTGTAACCAATTCGAGCGAGTTGGTTGGATCGACGCTAACAGTGTATTTTACATAATCGTTTATACTTTGAATATTGTATGTTTCACTATCGCTATAAATTATATCCTGTCCTTTATAGAACAACAAATCTGCTGTGCCCAACTTGTTAATATAAAAATAGTCATTAGGACCAGAAGGTTCAGCAACAACTAACGAATTATATTTGTATAAAGGATCTAATCCTCTGTTTAGTGTAACCGTATCAAAGTCTGGATCGTTATCGTTTACTGCAAGAATAGTATAATTACGTCCTTCTATTTCAACGTCTTCACCAACTAGCTCTGCTAAGTCGTCTAATCCATCTGTTAGGTCTGTGCTTAGTTTTGCAATTTTAATAGTTTCCGTACCAGCTAATGTATCCTCATAGAACGTACCAAACACAGTAACAATACCAGTGTCTTCATTAAAACGTAATGCACTTACTGTAAAATTATATTCTTTTGTAACTGCTGGCTGATAAGGAATAATACCTGCTATTTCTCCAGTAGCAGGATCTAAGTCAAGTCCAGGTGGCAGTTCACTTGCACTTTCAGCTTTTACTACTGTAAATTCGTCAGTAGTGATTGGGTCTGGTAAAAATTGTTCATTAAGACTGTCTGGTCCACGTTTGCTTACAGGAAAATATGGAAGTATTCCACTAAGTTCATAGTAGCCTTCGGTAATTTCGCCTGTTGCAGTTAGTTTATACTGCCCTGGATTGCGCTGTTTCTTTTGATATACCAACGCACCACTAACATCAGGCTGTGCTACTGTTTCTAAGAATACAGTTGTATAGTTGTTTGCTCTACGTTTTCCTAAATCGCTTGGTGTTACCCATATTGGAATTCTTTCAAAGGTAATATCAGCAGTAAACACACCAGTGCTAACTTCCATAAGTGTATTGTCTGCTCTTGTAAAATCATCACCTACAACATATATTGTAAATTGTCGTGAGTTTATTGCAGTGCCGTCTGTTACAGTTACAACAAAAGTGTAACGTCTGTTAAGTTTGCGTGGCGGCTGCACTAAGTCAATGTTTGTTAAATCTACATCGCCGTAGTAGTAACTTTCAATTCTGTCATCTGCAGATGCGCCCCAGTCAAAAACGTTTGATCCGTATCTGCCTGCATCGTATCCTAATTGAATTTCATTAATATCTAATGCACGTAACGGATCAACTATACCCGAAATACGTCCAGCACTGTTCATTGATAATCCTGGAGGTAGTGTATTCTGTCCTGAGGTGCTGCCGTCACCTAATATGTATTCAAGTGTTTCGCCTGCTGCTACATCTAAATCAATTGCTTCAAGTTGAAAATCAATTGGTGAACTGTCTAGTATAAAATAAACACCATTAGGACCAACAGGCAAGTCGCCTTCGGCTGTTACCCAAACTGGCTCGTCATATCCATCTACAGTTAATTTTAGTGTACGGTCAGCAATTTTAGTATCGCCTGTAGCACGTATACAAAACGCACTTGTTTTAATACTTTTTACATTGTATGGAGTTCCGACTATTTGATTATTTTCTATTCTTAATCCGTCGGGCAATGCACCACTAATAACTTTTGAAGTTATACCAGTTGTATCCACAAGAGGTAAGTCAATAGCAATAGTTTGTCGTTCTTGTAATGTACCTAGGCTACTGCCGTTGATTACGTTCCACTGTGGCTCAGCCATATGACCCCCTTAAATACTTCCGCCGTCAATTCCACCTGACGCTGGACTTGTAATAGTTCCTAAATCTACAATTTGATTTCCTAAAAACCATTGTAGTTGCCCTTCGTATGTAGCAGTAATTGAACCAATATCCCAAGTTAAAAATCTGCCTAAATTTTCTTGGTATGGCACAGAGTTAACACCAGTAGTTCTAATATTAGTTGGTGCAAGTGTGCCAATTGTTCCAGTACCACTTACAGTAAGTGTTGCTGTTAATGCACTAGTCGAACTTAAATTGTTTACACCTGTAATATTTTGACTGTTAGCATCTAAACTTGCGCCAAGTGTTGGACTAGTATCTTGCTCAAGTGCAGCATCGATAATAATTTGAGGGTTTGGACTAGCATTAGCATCTGCTCTAGTTTCAACTCCATCACCGCCGTAGATTGCCCAACTACTTCCGTTTCCTAATAGTATACTGCCTACATCACTAATCACAGCACTTTGTTGTACAGGATCGCTTCCGTCAATGACAATAGTGTTGTCTAGTTCTGTTAGGTTAATGTTACTGCCACCGATTAGATTTCTAAATCTTAAACTATTGGCTACTTTATCTTTGTAAACGCTTGCTCCTGAAGCGCCAAGACTTAATCCATCAGTTGCCTGCACTGCTTCAAGGTCTGCAAAATTGTTGTTTACCTTAATAAATGCTTCTCGGAGATCGTCGCCTGTTCCGTCGTTTGCTGCATTACCTATGTTAATTGTTTGTACTGCCATTTAAATCTCCTTTATTATGCCTTATACAACCTGTTCCCAGTTGCCATTTAAAAAGCACATCAATGCTTGGTCGCCGTTGCCTGTTGGATCCCAGTTAGTTCCGTCAGCAATAGCAAGCATTCCTGTAAAAATGTCATCAAAGTTTGGCTCGCCTCCGACAGGTGGAACAAATGTAGCCCAACCACCGGTAACAATACCGGTGCCTTGTGAGTTAACAAAATCTCGCCCTCCTAGATATATTTGGTGATAACCGTGGGTGGTGTTGTACAGATAAGTACCCTCTGATGGGCTGCCTGGTCTATTTGCATCCGTTACACCGCCGCCCTGTGCAAGTTCTACATAAGGCGAACGAACACGTAATCCACTGCCTGATTCAAGTGTGAGTGTTCCTGATGCGTTGTTGTTGTCAATTTGTAAATTAGCTGCGTTTGATGCAATTCCACCTACGCTAACAGTTCCGGTGAAAAAGCCGTCTAAAAACGAATTAGTAGAATCGCCTATGCTAATATTTGTTCCTGCTTCCAATGATGCATTTACAACAATAGTATTTCCTGAAGCTAATGTTAAGTTACCAGTACCGCCAATAGTCATAGTGTTGCCACCTTGGGTATCAATAGTAAATGCATTAGTGTGTGCAAAATCAAGTCCACCAGTGTTGAGTTGCAGATCAGTAGCAACAATTTGTCCACTACTTGTTAATGCACCTGTGCCAATTGATTGTGTTGTAGTAGAACCTTGTGTAAGCACATCGTCAAGTGTTTGAGTTTCAGAAGTTAAAAATCCTAGTGAGTTGGTTGCACCATCATATGGAGTATATCCAATTGCTGTTACAACTTCAGTAGCATCAATATAACCATTTGGGTTAGTTGCGCCGTTGTATGGTGTATATCCTAGTGCAGTTGTTACATCCTGTTCGGCGATACCTGTAATAAAGCCATCAGGGTTAGTAGCATCATAAGGGGTGTAACCTAATGTATCTGTAATACCAACTGCGCTGTTAATAAATCCATCTGGGTTAGTAGCATTGTAAGGAGTAAACCCTAGTGCGCCAGTAATTTGAGTGTCAGTTAACCCATCTAAAATACTTGCAGTTGTAATAGTAGTTAAATTTTCTTCGGTAGCATTTACAACTACTAATTGATCTGCTCTTCCATCAAATGTAAAGCCATCACTTAAACTTTCAAATGTACCGCCTGCTAACAAGCCACCGTTGTCTGTAAGATCAGCAAGGTCTGTTGGAATCAATCCATCAGTATCGCCAAGTTGATTAAGGTCAATTGGAATAAATGGTTTGTTAATTAAATCATTATAGTCGCCAGTAAATCCGCCACCTAATAATCCATCTGTATCAGCTAACTGATTAACGTCTACCGGAATAGTTGGAGCATCTAATAGATTATTAAAACTAACTTGTTCTAGTAATGGTAATCCTCCAACAGTATAAGTAAGTGCTTCTACAGTTCCGCTAACAGTTGCATTAGTTGCTAATATTAAAGGAGATGTTATTGTGCCACCTGCTGTAATACCGCCTGTTGTGCTTAGTGAGGATAACCCAGTTAAGTTATTGCCAGTAAGATCTAAATCATCACCGACTGGCAGTTCTCTCAACTGGTTGTTTGTTTCATCTAATATTAGTGGAAATCTACTTGCCATTCTCGTATCCTTGTATTGTTATACATATTTATCGCATTAATTATAATGCTGCTATTCGCGCTTGGAAGTCTGCAAAATCTGTTGCTGCTGCTACTTCTGTCTTGAGTGTTGCTAAACTAATAAAAGTTGTATCTGCTGTATATAGCTCATCGAAGTTATCATTGATTTTATCAAATGCTGTGCGTAGTGGATCACCATCACCTTTGTTTACTGATGATCCAATGTTTATTGTTTGTTTAGCCATTATACTCTCCCTACCACAACTTCAACAATGCCGTAGCCGTCGTCCTCTTTGGTACCAACTGCTTTGCCAAGTACTTGTCCAACGCCCGGAGTGTTATTAACAATAGCATATCCTTCTTTTGCTGCTGTTACCAACATATCGCCTTTTTCTACTTTTCCTAATACTTTACACGGAACTCTACCTTGTAGTGCTACACCAACTACTGTGTCGCCTTCAAGTGCGCTGTTCATCAAGTGTGCAGGATTAGTTGTTACAACACCAGCAATTCTATGATCAGATTTTGTATTAGTTGTAGTAACTTCGGCTTCACCACCGAATACTAATACAGTACCTGGCTCGTATGCACTATCACCTACATAGTTTTCTGCTAAGTCGGCATATAGTGCTTCGGTAGCAGTACCATTAAATGTTTGTGCATATACTGTATTGAATCTATCTGAGCTTGTACCAACAGTACTTCCGTTGTCAGTTCCACTACCGTTGCCAGCGCCTCTATATCCGCCTGGAGCAGTTACAGTGTGGCCTGCTAGTAGTGTAAGATTACCGTCTGCTTCAATAGCACCATCTGTTGTTAGTTTGTTTGTACTTGGATTGTATACAATACCAGCGTCAGTATAGATTGTCTCGACTGTAGCACTACCATTATTGTCAGTTACAAATGTAAGATAATGTGTTGCATCATTATTTCTACTTTGTGTTTTGACTTGATCAGCACTATCAGCGTTACCGGTTAGTTCCCCTGTACTAACATCTAATATTAGTGTAGTGCCGTTGTAAACATCGCCATTAAGGTCAGCTGCAATTTTATTTGGTAAACCAATTGTGTAAGTTGGCGAACCTGCAACTGGTGCAGAGTCAGCAATACTTACACTTACTTCATTTGCAGTACCTTGGATAGTAACTGCGTTACCTAATGCAGTAGCCACAGTTGACGATGCGTCTCCAAACGTAATTGAACTGTTGCTTAGTTTTGCGTTTGTAATACTACCAGCTAGTTGTGCATTGCTTACACCAAGTGCTTTAATGCTTACATATCCACTTGATGTGCCAAAGTCTGCATTGTTAAAACTTGCTATACCTTTTACGGCTGCACCTGCGGTTGCTGCTGCTGTAGCATCGCTTAACGAAAGTTTACTCTGTGCAATAGCTGCACTTGCATTTACGTCTGCGTTTACAATAGCACCTGCGTTAATCTGACCTTCTAGATTGCCAGTTCCTGCATTTAGTGTTACACTAAAATCACTCTGAGTAACCGTTGTATCAAATACTGCATCGATCCAATTAGATTCTGACAGATCATATACTAGGAAAGCACCGTCTACTGGAGTTGTAATATCAGTATCTTCGAGTTCAGCTAGTGTATCGTATGCTTCATCACCTGCATCTACATATGCTTTTGTTGCTGCGTCACTTCCACTAGTTGGTGTAGCAAGGTCATTTATTTGTTGACCGCCCATACGCAGATCACCTGCCATTGGTACTGCACCTGATAGTGCTAAAAAGCCACCAGTTGTTTGTGGAATAATTTCAGCACCAGATATCACTGTACCGTTGCGGTCCATGCCTAGTCGTCTATCAATATATCCTTCAACTGCTGTTTCAACTGGTACAGCATCTGCTGTAGCATTTGTAAATGTACTGTCTGCTGAGAACTCGTTTACACGTACACCTCGTTTAAAACCAATACCGTCAATGTTTGTTAGAACAAGTGCAGCGTTGAATGTAATTCTACCAGTACCTTGGTCAACTGTAAAGAATCTACCTACACGGAAGAAACCGTCTTGGTCTGTACTTGCAAAGAAACAGCGTCCTCTACTACGTTCTTGTACCTGTGCTTTACTTGCAAATCCTTCACTGTCTAAACTTTCTTCATCAGTAACTGGCGCAATCTTTGGACCACCAAAGATTCTATCAGGATAGTTACTACTATTGTATCCACCTGTACCAATATCCAAGAAGTCATGTGATGTAGCTCTAC